CCTGAGCAAATTGCTCAAATGCAAGGCTTGCAAGCTGGCACTCCCGCTCCAGGAAGCGTTGAAGAGCTGGCCAAGAAAGCACAAGATGGTCTGAACGACCTAATCAATCCAGTAAACCAGTTGGACACCATTGCGACTGGCGTGGGCGAGACTTTCGCCACGATGTTTACAGATCTTGCAACTGGTGCAGCAACTGCTCAGGAAGCCTTGGGCAGCATGTTCAGCAATTTGTCTGACATGTTTGCGGACATGGTTAAAGAGATCATTGCTCAATGGCTGAAGGTGCAATTGATTCAAGGGCTTGGAAGCATCTTTGGCGGAATGGCGGGCGGCGGCACGACGGGCGGCGGCGGGAGCAGCCAGGGTCTGACATGGGATCCAGTTAAGATGGATTTCTTTCCAAACGCCAACGGCAACGTCTTGGTGGGTGGTTTTCAAGCCTTTGCCAACGGCGGCATCGTCAAAGGCCCTACCCTCGGCCTCGTCGGCGAAGGCCGCTTCAACGAAGCTGTTGTGCCCCTGCCTGACGGCAGAAAAATCCCCGTCGAAATGGGCAAGAACATGGGAGGCGATGTCAACAGCAGTGTCGTCGTCAACATCAACAACAGTGGAAATGCTCAATCGTCCACGAAGGGAGCACAAGGTAATCAGCTTGCTAAAGGTATTGAGGGCGCAGTCAAGGACGTTATTATGCGGGAAATGCGTCCTGGCGGTATGATCGCCTCTCGGAGATAAGTAGATGCCACAGCCAACTTTATTTAGTGCTACTGGCACCGATTCCGATACTATTTTTGAATACGGAACTGCTGTCACTCGTTCGCGGCGTGTTCGCCGCTTCGCTCTGGGCAATGGCTATGAGCAAGTTACGCCTGACGGCATTCAGACCGACATGCGTTCTTATTCATTAAAGACAAAACCAATCAACGACACAGAGGCTTTGTCTTACGACGACTTTTTCAATGACTTGAATGGCGATTTCTTTTATGCTCAGTTTCCATTAGACGACGATCTTTACAAGTATCGCTTGGAGCCAAATGAATGGACGTGGGAAACCCTGGGGCCAAATAGTAATACTATTTCTTTTACAGTGCGACGTGTTTACGATTCACGGAGCTGATTAACCATGGCTCTTGAAGATGATGTAAAACTTGGTTATTACGACAGTGTGGTCGAGCTGTTTGAGCTTGACCTGCGCGATCTTGAAGCAGTGGACACAGCAAGCCAAGAGCGCTACTACTTCACGAATCAAGTGTTGCCTGACGGCAGTAAGATTAAGTGGCGGCGCAACGACAACGTAAGCAGCACATCTACTGTCACTTACGAGCCTCTTCCCATTGCTGCAACTAATTTTGAAAGGACCACAAAAGGACAGATTCCTACGCCAGAGCTAGTTGTTTCCAACATCTTTGGAACACTGTCTGAGCTTATAGAGGATCTGGATGATCTGATTGGGGCAAGAATTGTTCGCAGAAGAACGCTTGTCAAGCATCTTGTTGGACAAGCGAACGAGAACTTAAGTAGCTATTTCCCCAGCGATATTTTTTACATTGAAAGGAAGGTGCGTGAAGACAGTATGTCTATCACGTTTGCATTAGCCAGTCCGCTTGACCTTGAGGGACTCCAACTTCCCAAGAGAGTTATCACTCAGAACTATTGTGTGTGGAAATACAGAGGAGCCGAATGTGGCTACAACGGAGACCCTGTGGCGGACGCCTTCAACGGCGATTTGACCAAGACTGGGCAAGCTGCTGAAGATGCATACATTGATGCACTTCGTGATTTCAGAAAAGCCAAGAAAGCTTATAACGAAGCGTTGGCCGTTGCGTCTGCAGCAAATTCAAACAAAGAAAATAAATGCGAGAACAACGTAAAGAGAACAGAAGGCGGATACTCAGAGAGCAATGCGAATGACATGTATTTTGGCCTCAAAGATAAAGACGACAATGAAACAATGATGATCATCTGGCAGGGAAATAACCGCACAGATGAAGACGGCACTGGCTACGCAATCGAAGATAGCGGAAGGATCAGCACTCCGCATGACAACTATGGCACTGGACCGTTGTATATGGTTAAAAAATATGAGGAGTACCTCCCAGGGTTATACAGGCAAGTAGAAGAAAAGATTGACATTAAAAGCAAAGCCACTGCAACGTTTGCTGTCAATCCAAATGAAAATCAATCGCGTAAACCAGCGTATTACTTTGCCGTGTATGAAGGGCAAGAAGTAACGCTTACTACCGACCTAGAGTATCGTTTAGGCTCGATCACTTCAAAGGAACTAGATCGCGTTTATCGAGTGAATAAATTAGATCCAACTGCTTGCAATGATGCGCGAGATGACCTTAATGATGCGCGAGACAAAAGAGATGAAAAGAAGGCCGAATTAGACACTGCAAGGCAAGCTCTTCAAGCCGCAGCGGCTGCGCTTCCTGCTAACAGCGCGTTATCGAAACAAGATATCTGTGGAAAACAACTATCAAGCTGCAGGCTTCGTTTTGAGGGAGAACAGCTACCATTTGGCGGATTTCCTGGAGCTAATCTTTCAAGATGATCAGTCAAAAAACAAAGCAAGCTGTTGCTCATGACTGTTTGATGAGAGGAGATGAAGAGGCGTGCGGTTTTATCATTGATGGCGAGATTTTTCCTTGTGAAAACAGAGCGGAGAACCCTGCCGTTGAGTTTTTAATTGCAGCAGAAGATTATGCACGAGTGGACTCTTTGGGAGAGATCGAGTGTGTGTATCACTCTCACATCAATGGCAACGAAAAGTTTTCATTGCATGATGTAAATGTTTGCAAGCACATCAATTTGCCTTGGCTGTTGTTCACGAACAAGACGGGTAATTTTCGTTATGCGGACCCCACAGGGAAAGCGCCCTATATAGGGCGCGACTGGGCTTATGGCATCCATGACTGCTATAGCCTGATGCGTGATTTTTATAAGCGCGAATTAGGGATTGAACTAGACGACTTTGAGCGCGGCGAAGAAGGTGAGTGGGAGAGCAGTAGTTGGACGATGTTTGTGGACAATTATGCGAGTCAAGGTTTTGTGGAGATCGATAAGCCGAGCAAAACGGGAGACTTTCTGCTAATGAATATTGTGGCTCCATCGCCTAATCATGCTGGTGTGTTTTTGGCGGAGCAGAATTGCTTCTATCATCATCTAATGGATAGACAGTCTGAAAGGACTGTCTGGGGCCAGTCTTGGTCGAAGTACACCTCACGAGTTTTGCGCCACGAGAGCTTGCTGTAATGACCACCGAAAGACGTGTTGAAGTGAAGCTGCTAGGAGAACTGGGCCGTCGCTTTGGTCGCAGCTACGTGTTCTATGTGAAAAGCGCCAGGGAGGTGATTAGTGCGCTGTCTTATCAAGTGAAAGGATTCAAAGAATACCTTTACACGGCTCATGAAAAAGCCATGGGGTTCAGGCTTGTTTCCAATGACCCTCAAGGAATGGACTATGAAGAAGTGTTGATGAGCTGTGATCGGCTGGTCATAGCTCCAATCATTACGGGCTCTGGAGGCAATGCTGGAAGAATTCTTTTAGGAGCTGCATTGATTGGCCTGGCTTTCGTTCCTGGTATTGGCACAGTAGCGGCGGGCGGAGGCTTAGCAGCGTCAGGCGCAGCCGTGGGCTCTTTTTCTATGTATGGCTCACTTATGTTCTCCTTGGGTGCCAGCTTGTTGTTGGGAGGTCTTGCGTCTTTGATCGCTCCTCCAGTAAAACCCCCAGGAGGAGACAGTGATAAAAGAGAAAGTTTTATGTTTGATCGCGCTGCAGAGTTGACCACGCAGGGCTATCCCGTACCCTTGCTTTATGGTCGTTTTCTCTGTCAGGCGCCTCTCGTCATTTCTTCTGCAATTAGCACCACGGATCTGAGTACTTGATCATGCCTGATTTCGACGAAAACGAGAAGTTCTTGGAGCTGTCAGGTAGTGGCGGCGGAGGAAAAGGCGGTGGCGATAGAAAGCCTAAGGAGGACGATGATGATTTATTCAGCAGAGCCACGGCTCGCATACTGGTCGCCATTTGTGAGGGGCCAATCGAAGGGTTTGCTGAGGATGATGAGAAAAGCATCTATCTAAACGACACTCCCATCGAAGAACCTAATGGCGTTAAGAATTTTGACGGAAACGTCAGCATTGGGTTTAAAGAAGGTGCAATAAACCAACGTGCTTTGAACGGGTTCAAGGATGTTCTTGTCGAACAAACTGTTGGCGTAAAAGTGACGAAGAAAGGAGGAGGGGTTTCTGTAACCACCACTTCTGTCAACCTTACTGAAATAGTTGTTCGCGTAGGCGTTGCCGCTCTTTTTCAAGTTGACGAAGACAATGGAGACATTTCTGGCGACAAAGTCAAATATCAAATTCGTATTATTGACAACAATGGCGCTCAGGTTATTCAACAAACGGAGTTGATAGAAGGAAAAACAAGAGGAGCCTTTGATAAAGAACACAAGTACACCTTGACTGGTACAGGCCCATGGACAGTCCGAGTGACTAGAACGTCAGACGACGCAGAGGATTCAAGGCACTCAAGTGATTTCTTTTTCAAGGCAATTGTTGGAATCTTGGATGAGAGTTTCAAGTATCCAGGCACGGCCTTGGTCGGAGTGACTCTTGACTCGGAGGGCTTCAACCAAATCCCGCGACTCAGTGTTGATCTGGAAGGTTTACTTATTCAAGTGCCAGAAAATTACAACGTTAAAAATCGCACTTATTCAGGCACTTGGAACGGTAATTTCAAGACGAAATATTGCAATAACCCCGCTTGGGTTTTTTACGATTTAATAACCAATGACAGATATGGCTGTGGTCAATTTGTTGATGCCGATCAAGTTGATAAATTCGCACTTTATGAAATTGCCAAGTATTGCGACGAGCAAGTAGATGATGGCAGAGGAGGAAAAGAACCTCGATTCACTTTCAATGGTTATATCAACAACAGAGGAGAAGCGTATGAAGTGCTGAATTCGATTGCGTCAGCGTTCAGAGGAATGCTGTATTACGCAAACGGCACTGTCGTGCCAACACAAGACAGGCCAGGAGACGTAGTCAAGAAATTTAGCGCTTCCAATGTGATTCAAGAAGTAGACGAGAGTGGCAGTGTTACAGCACCTCCTTTTTCTTACGAGGGCACGGGCAGGAAGGCCCGCAAAACAGTTGCTCTCGTGTCGTGGAATGATCCTGAAGATCGCTATAGGACAAAGCTTGAATATGTGGAAGACAGGAAAGCTCTTGACCTTTATGGGTATAGAGAGCTGGAAGTGCGAGCCTTTGGCTGCACTTCTCAAGGACAAGCACAGCGCATGGGGCGCTGGGCGTTGACGACGAACCTTACAGAAAAAGAGACAATCACTTTCCGCGTGACAGCCCAAGGTTTCTTCATGATGCCTGGTGAGATTATCGAAGTGGTAGACGAAGCTAAAACGGCTCGGGTTTTTGCAGGCGTTGTTCAAGAAGGCTCTACTTCTACCAATGTGAAAGTGGATAACCTGCCCACATTCGTCGGCGGAAGGAGCTACGAGGTGACGATTCGCACGGAAACAAAGCCTGTCTCGACTATTCAGTCCATCGCTAGCAATGCAATTGTCGTAACTAGCGGATTTGGCGTAACTCCTGCAGCAGGGGAGTTGTTCATTGTCAAGGAAGTAGGAGGAGCTGAGCCCCGCAAGTATCGCGTGATGGGAATTATGGAGGGAGAAGATGGCACCGTCACCATCACTGCAACTGCTTACAACGAGGACAAGTATGACGTTGAGAATCGAATAAGCGCTATACCGTGGGGCTTCCCATGTTGCTTCCA